ACGAGATGAAATAGAATAGTGAACGTGAGCTTCAGCACCACCTACGAAGTTGTAGTACTCACGGTATCCAGTTGCAGTGATGATGTCAGAGAAACGCTCTCCGTACTCACCACGAGCAGAACCTTTACGGAAGATCTTAGTACCAGGAGCAAGGATAGTAGTATCCAAACCGTAAGTAGAATCATTGTTTACCAATTGAACTGTGTAAACAAATCCATCACCTACAGGGATGATATCCTCAGTTGGTACAATGTACATCTCCGCACCATTGTACTTGTCATAAGTGATGATATCACCATGACCAAATTCTCTACGAGACAATTTGATTTGGAAGGTAGTACCGTCCGCACCAAGAGTGTCTCCGTCTGTTAATACTTCATCAACAATGTAAGGAAGATCCATTACAACTGGCGTTTGCCACTTGTACTCACCTCTTGCATTGTCAACATTGATAACGTTCTTTCCACCAAAGCTAGACATTTGGTACAAAGGCATTTCTACCTTTTGTGCCATAGCCCAAAGATCTACTGGTCCTAAATCCATAGGTTCAGCATTCTTGAGCATGTTAACCAAGTGGTAAGAATCTACGTGTGAACTAGCTGCGTAGTTGGTATCCCGTAGAAATATACCATTGTTCAAAACTGGAGTTGCCATGTTTTTTGTTATTAATTAAGGGTTAAATTATTATCGCTTAAAAAAGTTACCACTACGTGGGATTCTTCTTTGAGTTGTTTCTTCTTGTTCTACTACTGGTGAGCTTGTAGACATCTTAGCTTGTTCAGTCTTAAGTTGACGTACAGTTTTCTCTACAGCAGCAGTTTTACCTTGGTCTTTGATCTTAGCTTTATATCCATCTGGATCAGCTAGTAACCAAAGAGCCTCAGCAATCAAATCATGTCTGGGTTCAACGTACTGGTATTTCTCCAGTAAGTGTCCAAGCATATTTGTTTGTTTACCTGATATGGAAGGATAACTAGGTTGTACAAGTCCAGTGTATAACATACCTTGAACTTTTTTGTCCAACTTGATACCGTTAACCTCACCTGTATTTAATGTATTATATACATTTTGCATATAAGCTTGAGCTGCTTCTTGCTGTTGCTTACGCATATGCTCTTGTTGAGCAAGCTTCTTAGCAACAACCTGTTCTTGCATCTTGTCCAACTTTGGTTTGAACTTAAGAGCTTTTGACTCCAAGTCACCTCTGTCTTTCCAGCTGTAGATCTCTTCATCAATCTCATCCTCATTACCAAAGTTTGTAGCTCTTAGGTACTCACGTACAATTTGCTCCTGGTCTTTAGTATCCTTAGGATCTAACTGACGGTGTTCTTCTACCTCAGATAAAATACGGAACAAGCCTTTGAGATCATCTCCACCATCTGCTACATACTTAGCAGCAACTTGCAGTTCCTCAGGGAGAGAGTCAAAGAACTCAACAGGAGTAGTTTGACGGATCTGATTCTCACGGTCTGCAATATTAGCTTCAAGAAGTTCTTCAAAGTCTTTAATAGTATACTCTTCTAAAGGCTTATCATCATCAAAGGGAACAATCTGTCCTTTGTCAATGAGCTTCTTGAATAGTTCACTAGTACCGCTCTTATCAAGCTTCGGTCTTCCCGTAGTCTTCTTAGATTCAGCATCATCTTCATCAGGATCAGGCTGCCCTAAGAACTCTTGATCAAGTTCTTTAAGAACTTCAGCACCTTTTACTTCTTCAGGTTTATTGTTATTTGACTCTGAGCCTTCTTCATCAGTGTCATTGTCAAGGAAGGAGAGGTCAGTAGATTCCTTTGTAAAAACATTAGGTTTCTTTTCTGCCTCTGGGAGCATCACGTTTTCTGCACCCGGTGTACCTAGAATTTCATCTAGGTTCATCTCTACTTGTTCAATAGAGGTTGTTTCTTGGTTGGTTTTTTCTTCAGTAGCCATATAGTTGGTTTTTTAGTCTACAGTATCAATATACGCAAAAGTATGAGTTTAAACTTTAAAGATTAGCAATGCAAAATTAATATTCTGCATTATATGGCTAAACCTTACTTCTCTTTATCTTTTTTCTCACCGCCTTTGTCATATTTGTTCTTATTCTCACGTGCAATCTGCAATTGAGTCTGTGCTATTTCACGCTGAGTGTTCAGTTTTTGCTGTTCAATGTTCATCTTATCTCTATGTGCCATCTGTTTGGCAACCTCTTTCTCTCTATTTATATTCATTGTTTCAGCATACTGCTCACTCTTTTCCATTCTGTCAAGGTAATCCATGTAGTCACTTTGCATGTTTTGATTAACATCTTGCATAGCACCGTAACCAGCTGATCTAATTTGAGCCTCAAGTATTCTAGCTTCTCTATCTTTCTGGTTCTCAGCAGCTTCAAACTCAAGTTTCTGACGTTGCTCTTCTGCTCTAGCTTGTAACTGTTGCTCTTGCAATTGTTGAGCTTGTTGCATTTCAGCTTGTTTCTCAGCTTTAACCTTAGCTTCAGATGCTTTAAGAATGTGAGATACCTCAGCTATTGACTCAGAACGTAATACATTACCTAGATCATAGATAGATGCACCAGTTGTATTGTTCTGAATAGCCATTTGCTTAAGCTGCTCTAATGTAGCTCTGTGATTAGCCTTGGTAGTACAGAAAATATTAAGATCTCTTAGTAATAACTCAGTACCATTTATCTCAAAGTTCTTGCGCTCATCACTACTTGTTATGTACTGAAGACGTGTAGATGGTTTTGTAGATTGATAATACTGTGCTAAGTCTGTACGCATCTGATGCACGCGAGGCATCAAATAGTCACAGTGTTGTATAAAGTAAGTTTCAGTTTGGGCATAAGAAGCACTTACTGCTTGCTCAATACCTGTAGCAGTATTAGTCTGACCAATCTGCTGACCCAAGCGTTGTGGTGTAATACCAATAGTTTCAAACGCTTGCATCTTGAAGTAGTTAGCTAACTGAATACGAGACATCAAACGGTTAGTCTGTTCAAGATCAAGTTTCTGATAGTGTTGGAAAGCAAGAGCATTTTCTGTATTGGTAATAGAAGTATCCAATGGTAACATCTGGAAGTTCTTCATTGCCACATAAGCCTTAGCCAAGTTGTTCTTTCCCCAATCTTCTCCTAGAGAGTGTCTAGGTAAAGCATTCTGGTCAAGTAAGATTACAGTACCTAATTCATCTACTAGGATATCCGCAATCTGGTTATTTACAATGTTATAACCAATCTGGAAAGGTTTCATTAGATCAACAAGAGCTGTAGATCTTGTATTACGGTCTGTAAATACAGAACCTTCTACAGGAAGTTTACAACCATACATTGAACCATCACCTTTGAACTGAAACTTTAATGGGTTAATTAGGTTCTGATTAATACCTAAATACACAGGATTGATACCACCTGGATTATTACTTCCCCAGAATGTAGGACGGTTAGGTCCAATCTTAACTCCACCCCACACTTCATTAATCCAGATCCAGTCAATGTGCTCACCAAAAACTAAGTTGTCTTTAGTCTTGTTTTTAACAATGCTTGTATTATATACTGGTTTATCTACAACAACATATGTTTCATCAACTATGTCTTGAGATACATTACCGTTATCTGATATACGAGTCAAGTGACCCACTCTACGCTGAGACTTCCAGTAAACTGTAGTAACACGTAACATATTACTCATACCTAGATCAAAATAGTCTTCACTATTCATCATAATCCAGTTTACTATATCACCACCATAGTAAGCATTATCCCACATAGAAGTAAACTGACGGTATGCAAGTGATGGGGCTTTTGTATTCCACTCATGAGATTTGGTAGCATCATAGTAAGATCCATCATTCTGATAACCCTGAATAGGATAACCAGCAGAACGTACAGGATAAATAAGCTCAAGAGCTTTCATCTGATCTTCTGTCATTAACCAGCCGTACTTGTCAATAACATCAGATACAGTCATCATATCAAACTTACCTACCCACTGAGCTTGTGATATATAACGAGTGTCAGGAGACTTCTGATAGAATGTAAGAACAGGGTTCCATAATTCTACATCATAATCATCTTCAAGCATTTTAAAGTGCCAGAACTCACGGTCAGTAATAAGCATATCACGGAAACCTCTTTCCTCAAGCTCATCCATTCTAAATCTCTCAACGTCAACTCTATGCTGATGCTCTGCCCACTGCTCTACCATACTGCGGTAGTCCTTATTAAAGAACTCTTGTATTTGTGGTAAAGTCTTAAGATTCTCAGGAGACATCTTTTGCTGATACTCTTCTGAGTTAGGATCTATTTGAGATAAAGCCATAGCCATCTTCTGCTCAGCCTCAAATAAAAGAACTTCTTCTACCTGCTGTCTTTTAAGTTCAAGCATCTCATTGTATGAGTACTCATCAACTCCTGTATAACTTACACGTGTATTACGCTTTGCAAATTCTGCAACAAGTGTATTAATTACATTAGGGATAATAGGATAAAACTTCAGCTCAAGTGCAGATGCATCTTCCTTAGTCAAAACATCAATAAGATCAGCATACTCATTATCATCTTCTACAATGTAGTCAGTCTTATCTATAATACCTTTAGCAAGCTTATAGTTTTTCATGAGTCTGCGTGCATTTCTGCGCACTTGCTTAAGACCTTCCCATTCTAACCAGTCAAGGTTCCAAGCTGCCCACTCTTGATCTTTTTTCTTTTTTGGCAAAAATTGAATAGGTTGGTTAAGAGTACCCATACGGTTGTACTCACCCTTAGCCCCATTCTTTAATTGCATTGCATTATATACCTGCATATTATCTGAAGTTTTTAAATGGTGATCGTGGTGTTTTCATACCACTAAAGCCAGAACCATTTCCACCAATGTGACGGAAAGGGCTCGTATTTAATTTACTGAATTTATTGGAGTTATCCAAGTTTTTTGCTGCTCCTGTTTCTTCATAGCGCTTTTTATACCCTCTATTTGCCTGTTGGACTTTAGCAAAAGCCACTAAAGCTGCAAATGATACAAGTCTATCCACGTTTACTCCATCTCGGTAAGCCATCATTTCTTTAAGTAACATGATGTCTGGAACACGTTCTATACCATAGGTTGTCTTAACTACTTTACCTTCTTCTGTAACTTCCTGGTGTAGCTCTTCTTTAAGGAACTCAATAGCATAGCTTACCATATGACTTTTAAATAAAGTACCAGTGTTACGCCATCCATACTCCTGAAACACGTTAGCATTAGCTCCTATATCTTTTAAGAATAAGATCTGTGATCTAGGTACTAAGTATTTCTGTTTCTTTCTGTATATCATATAGTTAATGAACTGGCTAATGTTATTTTCCACTATGGTCCATGCATTATACCATTCTATTATAAGCTCTAATCTTTCATGCGTTTTATTAATATCATCAAAACGTCCACACCAAGCAGCTACTAATTTATCCTGTTCTATGAAAGTTTCTACTTTTTCACCATCATTTTTAGTAACTTCAACAGGTGTCTTATAAACATATATAGAACACAATGATTCTGAGGTAGTTGTCTTACCTTCTCCAACGGGGTCAATACTGGCATAGTACATCCCAAACTCTGGAGACTTAACAGGCCTTTCCCATACAACTAAACAACCGGTCTTATCTTCTGTATTCTTAGTTATTGGAAATTCTGATATAGGTAGCTTATTGGTTGCAGACACTGCGGGTTGACCATCTGTACCTCTATAGATATCCAGGTGCTCATAAGCATACATCTTATCTTCAATTCTTCTAAGCTGTGCGGTTACTAAGTGCTGGGGAAATATAGATACAGTTCTGTAATCAAATGCTTCCTTAATATTTCTTGGGTGCTGAGATATACGTAGCTGATACTCTTGTGGATCAAGATCTTTCTTCCATATTGCAAACTGATCATCTAATGCTTTGAGTGCTTCCTCTACCTTAGAGTTACCATATTGATCTATATATGGTGGCATTGACCACTGCTCTGGAATAAAGAGTCCTGTCACACCTACCACACCTGTTTCATCTATAAGATTAGATGTTACACCGTAGATATCATTAGCATCCGGTCTAGTGATCATTTTCTTAAGAGGTTCACACTGAGACAAGTCACCCACTGATCCTGCTGCAATAAACATCCCGGTAGTCATAAAACCTGATTTCATAGCAGGACGGATATACTCAAAGGTTGTATCCATCTTAGGAGCAATACCAGCTTCCTCATGGAAAAAGTACTTGCATGGTCCCCCTACCCCATTAGTAGGATCTTTCTCAAATGACATACCTTGCATTACACCTTTAAGACCTATCTCAGACTTACGTTTACTAAGACTATCTACAGTCTCAATCTTTTGCTGCCACATCATAACCTTGTTAGGGTTCATAGGGCGGTACCAAGCAGTGTGTTTATTCAAGAATGCCTCATACTCATTTAGGAATTTCCAGGTGCCCTTCTCATTGATATAATCTTTAAGACTAGCTCCCATCTTAAGTGTGATACCTTCTTCAAACCAGATCTGATTAATAAGTTTACCTGCATGGAAGTAACTAGACGCAATCTGACGTTTCTTTAATATTGCTGCATGCTTATAGTTTAACTCAGCTAGTGACTCATATAGAGCCATGTGGTACTGAGCATCTCTGACATCAGCAAATCCAAATCTCTGAGTTTCTTTATTAAAGATTGGTAAGAAGTTTAACCACATGTAATAGTCACGCGGTATATACCAAGCATTACCATTACTTTTATATATAGCACCCACTCTACACTTGTTCTTTTGATCATTCCAATAGATCATAAAGTCTTTAGTACCTTGTGGTGCTTTACAGTAAAACCCTTGCTGATTGAATAATCTAGCTTGCTCATTAAAGATTAAACTTGTTTCATCAAAAGCATATTCACCTGGTTCTTTAAAAATACTAAACACAAAGTCTTTAAACTCATCACGTGAATCAAAAGACGTTGTAGTCCACTCCCCATTCTCCCAGGTGGGTATTACTATATCAGTACTCATTAAGTAGTTTTAATATTTCACTAAGTGCCTCATGACGGTGATTATCATACAGAACCACTTTATTAACCCAGTGAGATTTCTCTAACTTAGGTACTTCATGTATAGCAGACTCATTTTTAAACTTTAAATCAATCTGATGAGGGTCACCAGTAAAAATCATTATAGAGTCTTTACCTAAACGTCCCACACACATTTGCAACTGAGCCTTAGTTAAGTTCTGAAATTCATCTACTATGCATACACAGTTATCAAAGGTTCTACCTCTAAAGTGTGTAAGAGATACAAGCTCTATAGCTTCTTGTTCTTCAAGTTTATTTAGGATATCTGGTTTATCATAAACCTTTCTCATATTAGACTTAATAGGTACAAGCCAAGGCTCCATCTTTTCTTTCTCAGAACCTGGTAAGAAACCATTGTCTTCAGTAGATATAGTAGGTCTTGTAATAACAATCTTATTCACTCTTCTCTTAAAGTACATATCAAGAGCTACCTGCACAGCAAGTAAAGTTTTACCTGAACCAGCATTACCTAACAAGAAGTTATAAGGAGCATTAAGTATTAACTCCTTTGCTTTCTTTTGCTCATCAGATAATGTAATTGAAAACTTAATATCTCCTTTTGGAGCAGTCTTCTCAACGTTTTGCTTTGCCATTTTCTATAAGTTTTATTAGTGAGTTAAGATCTTTATCCTTACTAGGTAAAGAATAACTGTTCATAAAGGTACTTAAATTATCTCTAGGTATAGCCATCCACTCTTCTGTTTCACAAGAATAGTAGATAAAAAAGTTTGATAGGTTACATTTGGTCATACGCAAGTCCAGCCCCTCCTCTAGCCCTTCCTTGTTGTTCTTCTTGTAAATCTTTGTATGCACCTTTGTAGGCTTCTCTAATTTGCTGAAATTTTGCTGCTGTATTTGTAAGCGCTGTAATGTTACCATCTCTTCCATCTGTAATACTTGTTGTAGCCATATAGTTTGCTAAACGGTCAAGCATTTGCTTAATACCGTTGTATGCGCGCATGGTTGGGGTTTCATATAGTTTCTTACAGAGATTCAATGCTCCAGGAATACCGTCATCCTCAGGACTAAACTCTGCACCTATCTCTGCTAATATAATCTCTTCTTTGTCATCATCAGCAAGATTAAAAAAAGGATTCAGATCTGGACTAGGACAAGTCATATAAAATAGATACTGATATATCTTAAGGTAATCCTCAGGATAATCATCCATAATTTTTTTAAGTGTAGTGATGGTATAACAGTGTTCTGTTGGAATCACCACGCTGTTTTGTATATCAAATAATTTAACTATCATTTCTTACTTCTTTTATTTCATAATAGTAGTTACTAGAATCTTCAGATACCCATCTGTCTGACTGAGCTTCAACTGATTCTATATGCTCATCTACTTTAAATGTTGAAGGTTCAACGGGAAACGGTTTGGTTACCCAGTTAGAATCTTTCCAATATATTCTATTATTAGGTTGACATAATAGATACCCATCATCAGCTATAAGTATGTGACCGCACTTGTAGTCACTGGGCTCATCTGAATAAGGGTTCCTATACCAGTCTATAGTCATTAAGTATGTAGTCCATACTTTAGAACCATCTTTAAGTACAACCTGACAACGCTTTTCATATAAATAGTCATATGTAGTTACAGTAACATTTTCTGAGAAGCAATCCCATAACTGTTTAAAGTGAAAAGGTATATCATTAGTTGGAACTTGCATAAATATCTCTGATATAGGTACACGTGATCTAAGCATACCGTAGTCTGTCATTACATGAAAGGTCAGTATCTTACCAGCTATAGACTGTATAGCGAACGCATATGCTTTATGATAAGTGTCTTTGTCAGCTTCATTCTTAGTAAAATGAGATGCTCTCACATAGCACTTAAACAACTCTATATTCTCATTATATACTGCCATTATCTTTTAGATGATTTATAAGATTTATCACTTCAGTTTTTAAATAGGGTACTTCATACTCTACTATCTTATTTACCACAGGCTCACCAAACTCATCATATAGTACAACACGGTTATCATAAGC